AAAGCTTGCTGCGGTTTGGCAGCTTACCCGGATTGGCTTCCACAGTCACGGGTTTACCTGACATGGTGTGGGGCTTGGCGTAGGACGCAGCCGACAAGTTGTTCTTTGTAGCCATGATTAACCTCGCTTTTGGTTTGCGACCTTGGCCAGACCACGGCCCAGTTTGAGCATCTCTTCGTTGGTCTTGCCACCGTTACCGCCCTTGCCACCTTTTTGAATGGCTACGGAGGGGCCGCTGTCGCCCAGATTCTTGCCCTTGGTCTTGCCTTTGGAGGCTATGCCGTCTGCTGCTGATTTGAATGCCATTTTACGCTCCAATTTGTATACTGACTGTACCAACTTGCACGCCTAAAGCCAAGAGGTTTGGCGTCAGTGCGTCATCAAAAAACCGAGAACCTCCGACCGGATTCCAGCCCCACTGGATGTTCCGGCTACCCTGCCCTTGGTAACCATCCGCCAACAGGCCAGAGGCCACGTAGCTGCGGTCTGGGCGGGGATCACGAACCGCCTGCGGGTCATCTACCGGATACATGCCCAACATCAACTGCGGTTGATCCGGGTCCCAGCAACTGCTGCACACCAGAATCTCGCGTATCTTCGTCTTGACGGTCTCTTTCCGCAGGGAAGTCAGCTTGAACCGAAACCCGCACCGATCACACTCGGCAATCGAGTTCTTGCCAGAGGAGAAACGGTTTCCCACTTACGTACCGCTTCCAATGAACATCTGACGTGGCACGAAACGTACAGACGCCTTCTCGCGGTCTTCGTCAGCGGCCAACTGCCACGCCGTATCGTACTGCTCTTTCAAAATGCCCAGACGCTCTACGCCACCGGGAACCTTCATGGCCAAGTAGTAGGCCAGTCCCGCCACCATGCAGGGAATAAACCGGAACGGAACGTCCATCGTATTCACACCGCTACCAGCATCATCAATGCGGCGCATACGCCAGTACACGAACGTGTAGGTCTGGCTGGCATCGGGGATGGGCCACACGGTAATGCGCGGAGTCTCCTGAAGACGCTCAATCCAGACCTGAATCGGACGGGCTTGGGCCAGCTTATTGGGGATGGTGGCGTAGGTGGAGACGCTGATACGCGTGATGGTCAGGTCGGCCTGTGTGGCTGCGTTACCTGCTCCCGTGCGGATGACGTGTTCCAGAAGGTCAACGGTGTCTGACGGTAGGTTGTATGTAGCTGTGCCCGGAACCATCGTGATGGAGCCCTGCTCGAACGTCCACATGTTCACGCCACGGTTGGCCCAATCAGCGAACAACAGGTTCAGGGAACGCCGTGCAGTTTTTAAGTCATAGCCCGTACGCAACTCGCTACCGACGCGCTCGAACGCCTCCTCGACCAGTTCTGTCAGGTCAAGGTTGAATGCTGCGGTGCCGGAAGTTGCCATTATCTGAACCCTGCTGTTTTCTTTGCGATACGCTTGGGCTGCGCCACGAACTGCTTGCCTGCTGCTTTACCGGCACGCTTGGCCTTTGTGGTTGCAGCGTACTCGGCAGGGCTGAGTGATTGTATGGCTTTCTCGGGCAAATACCGCTCCCCCGTCTTGGAAGACGGTTTGCCAGACTTGGTGCGCCACTTCTGGTCGCCCCAGTCCTTGAGGGATTTCTGCGGCGCTTTCACTTTAGTCCCTGTACCCGCCGCCTGCGGCTTTATATTTCTTGGCCACAAGCTGCGCTTTACGGGCTGACCATTTTCCAGCTCCCGTACCCTGAGTCGCGGCGGCTTTGACTTGGCTCAGTATCTTCTTGCGAAGACTTGGCTTCGTGTAGTTACCCGCCGCGTTGACCTTACCACCCTCTTTGAACTGGGTGAAGTCAGTGTCATCACGACGGGCTTTCTTTTTGCCGCCGGGCATCTTACTGGGGGAGATTGCCCCCATGCCTCGGCTTGCCATCATTTAGCAGACCCGTCCTTTGGTCTTGCCGCGCTGGGCAATACCGTCAGCACGACTGGACGCGGAACCGCCAGAAGCCATCTTCTTGACTGCGCCACCTTTTTTCATATCAGAACGCGTGCCGCGATAAGCACCTTCAGGTTTTGGGTCAGAACGCGTGCCGCGATAAGCACCTTCAGGTTTTGGGTCAGAACGCGTGCCACGAAAGGCACCTGCGGGTTTTGACTCAGACCCTTCACCGGCTTCAGCACCGCCTCGGCCACCTGAACGACCGCCACCAATCTCTTTCACGGCAGAATCTACAAGCAGCATATTGGCGTCGTTTGAGGAAGCAGACGCACTTTGCGAATCGCGCAAACGCGTGTCGCTGCGGCGCTCAGCGCTAGGTTTCTGCGCGGCAACATCAGCCATTCGGGTAGCGCTGCGTTTTTCAGCAGGACTCTTGATGTCCATCTCACCTTTGCGAACTGCGACTTGGCCGTCACGGCGAGTCAAACCGCGCTCAGCGTTCAAGTAATCGCGCAGATTATCAAAGCCCGAATCTTCGAGCTGCTTTTTGGTAACGATTGCCGGTTTAGTCGCCATGATCTTTCCTTTTAGCAGGTTCTGCCGCCAGATTTCATCTTAATCATCGTGCCCTTGGTTTTACCCTTGGACTCGATACCGCCACCCTTGGCCATGCCACCGGCTTTGAGGCCCGCGTGTGCTTTGGAAGCAGGCTTGGACGCGTGTTTGGCCAGAGCGTCTTTGCCCTTGGCAGGTGCGTCAGCACCTTTTTTCTTAGCCATCATTGCCATGAAGCCGGGATTCATTTTGGAAGCCATAGTGTCACCACCTTTTGAAAATTTGCGGCCCTTGTCGGCCTTGGTAAAGTCCTGTCCCACGGACTGTGGGACGCCTGCTTTCTTGGCAAATGCTGGGTTATTGGCCACAGCCGCCATGAAATTGTGTTGTTTTTTGGAGCTACTGGGCATTACTTGCTCCACCAATGGACCAACTGTACGATCCCAGCGCCAACCGTGCCAGCCGCGCCGCCAACCAACATCAGGACTTTCCAACCGCCTTTGGCTTCAGACAGGGTGGAGTTTATGGATGTCAGCGTGACCTGCATGGCTTTCATGCTCTCAAGCATCTTGTCCATGTCCTCCTGCATGTGCTTAATATCAGCAGCATGGGTGGCAAGTTCACGGGCGGTAAGGATTTCGGGCGTGCTCATATCAGCATTTCCAAGCCCGAAGGCTTTTGTTGATGCGGCTGTCCGGGTCTTTGGCTGTTTTGGCGCTGGTCAACTTCTTTTTCATGCCGGACATCCGGGCACAGAAAGAGTCGCGCCTGCTGCCGCCCTCGGGTTGAGGGGCCTTCAGACCGGGTTTGCCGGGGTTGGCCTTGTTGTAGGAAGCTCGGCCCTTCGCGTTGAGCCCGCCCTTCTCCGACTTGCCTTCTTTGCGTGTCCATGCTGGTGATTTAGCCATAGAACACCGTAATGTGCGTGTTGGCTCCCAAGAAAAGGCGTATGCCGTAATGGGCAAGAACACCTTCGCCGGGAATCGGCACACTGTACGCCGTTTGATTTGATGCGTCCAATTGCAGCAGCACATCATTCCATACCGTGACATTTCCGCTGTCTGCACCAGAATTCGCAACAGTCACAATAAACGTGTCTGCAGTAGCGGCTGTTTGAACTTGGTACGGGTTATCCGTCAAATCCCAGTCCAAATAAACCCAATCGCCTGCTTTTAGGCCGTGGTTTGTCGCGGTAACCGTCGCCATAGTAGTGGCTCTTGAGTAAGTTCCGCTAATACTAATGTCGTCTACCAAAACGGTGTACTCTGTAGCACCAGAAAAAGGAAAAACAACCGCGCCTTTAAGGCGAGTACGGTACGAAACCATCAAGCCGGAAGCCCCGCCGTGTTGCGACTTAACATCATATTGCATTGCCATTTTCTTGCTCCGGTTCTGGTGCGTCTAGCCTGTTTATGAGCATCTTGTATGCTTGGATCGTGGCTTGAGCCTGAGTCAAAAAGGTTTGAGCTTTCTGCGCTTCAGTCTCAAGGTCACGTATCTCAGATTCCAAGAATTCCTTGGTGATCTGCATATTAAGGCGCAGTAGTAGTTGCCATCAGGTAGTACGCAGTACCGGCGCTGTCCACAATTTTAATTGTGTGGGAGGAGTCTGCGACCACATCAGCCACAACCATAGCGGCTGGGACATTGAA